GCTGCTCGATCAGATCCCGCCCGATCAGGAGATCGCCAGCGTCACTGCCGACGGGGCCTTCGATACCCGCAAGTGCCATGACGCCATCGCCGCCCGTGGAGCTGCCGCTATCATTCCGCCCCGCAAGAACGCCAAGCCCTGGAAACCCGACAGCGCCGGGGCCATAGCCCGGAACGAAATCCTGCGGACATCGAAGCGGGTTGGCCGGACGATCTGGCGACGATGGAGCGGGTATCACCGCCGAAGCCGCGCCGAGACCAAGATGCACTGCATCAAGCTCTTGGGGCAGCGCCTGTCCGCCCGAGACTTTGACCGTCAGGTTGCCGAGTTCCAGGTCAGGCTCGCCGTGCTTAACGGCTTCACCGCGCTCGGCACGCCCATCACCGAAGCCACAGGATAAGTCTGTCCGGGGAAAGGGGAACTCCAGCCCTCAGCCGATTTGTGCAACAGAGCCCCCCATGCCCACCACCCGCGAAACCGTCCTCGCCGCGCTCCACGCGCGGCTGCAACCGCTTGCCGCCCTGACCCTGCGTGACGAGGTGCTGCCCGAGAGGATCCCCGCGGCCGGGCTGATAATCCTGCGCGAAGGCCAGCCGGGCGAGCCGGAAGTGACGCTGTCGCCGCTGCGCTATCACTACCAGCACCGGGCAGAGCTGGAGGTCGTCGTCCAAGCTGGCACCGACCGGGCCAGTGCCTTCGATGACCTGATCGCCGCCATCGGCGCGGCTCTGGAAGCTGATCGGACGCTGGGCGGCCTCTGCGACTGGCTCGAACCCGAGGCCCCGGCCTCGGTCGACCTGCCCGTTGAGGGCGGGGCGGCCTTGAAGGCAGCGGTGATCACCGTCGTCCTGCACTACACCACGACCGGCCCCCTGGCCTGACACCCCCACATCCAAGGAGACCCCCATGGCACGCGCACACGGCGCGCGGGCGCAGATGGCGCTTGCGTTCGAGACGGTTTACGGCACCCCGCCCGCCAGCGGCTATCGGCTGATGCCCTTCGCCCGCACCACGCTGGGCGCGGAACAGCCCCTGCTGAATTCGGAGCTTCTCGGCTACGGCCGCGATCCACTCGCACCGATCAAGGATGCCGTCACCGCCGATGGCGAGGTGGTCGTGCCGATCGATGTGGAGGCCTTCGGCTTCTGGTTGAAGGCGGCTTTCGGTTCCCCGACCACGACCGGAACCACGCCGAAGACCCACACCTTCCAGTCGGGCAACTGGACGCTGCCTTCCATGGCCATCGAAGTCGCCATGCCCGAGGTGCCGCGGTTCGCGATGTATGCGGGCTGCGTGATGGACCAGTTGTCGTGGCAGATGAGCCGGTCGGGGCTTCTGACCGCAACCGCCCGGCTGATCGCGCAGGGCGAAGCCATCGCAGCCACCACGGCCGCAGGCACGCCGACCGCGCTGGGCCTACAGCGCTTCGGTCATTTCAACGGGGTGGTGAAGCGCAATGGCACGGCGCTCGGGAACGTCGTCTCGGCCGAGATCACCTATGCCAACGGCCTCGATCGGATCGAGACCATCCGCAACGACGGCAAGATCGAGGGCGCCGATCCCGGCATGGCGGCGCTGACCGGCCGGATCGAGGTGCGTTTCGCCGATAGCGCCCTCGTCACCCAGGCCATCGACGGCACGCCCTGCGAGCTCGAGTTCGCCTACAGCCTCGGGGCGAACGCCAGCTTCACCTTCACCGCCCACGCCGTCTACCTGCCCGTCCCGCGGATCGAAATCCCCGGGCCTCAGGGCATCCAGGCGACCTTCGACTGGCAAGCCGCCCGCGCCACCAGCCCCGCTCGCATGTGCACCGCCGTTCTCGTCAACACCGTCTCGGGATACTGACCATGATCCGCCTGAACCTTTCGAACCGGCCCGAATGGCTGGACCTCCTGCCCGGCCTGCGCGTCCTGGTGGCGCCCCTCACCACCGCGCTGATGGTCTCTGCCCGCGCGGACCCCTTTATCGACGGCCTGTCAGAAACCTCCAGCCAGGAGGACATGGCGCTGGCCATGGCCAAGGCCGTCGCGCGCCGTGCGGTGCTGGATTGGGAAGGGGTCGGCGACAATGACGGCAACCTTGTGCCTGTCAGCTCGGCCGGGATCGATGCCCTCCTCGAAATCTGGCCGGTCTTCGAGGCATTCCAGGCGCAATACGTCGTCCGCGGCCTGATGCTGGATGCGGAAAAAAACGCCTCCGCGCCCTCGCCGACTGGTCCTTCGGCGGGGGCGACGGCTACTGCGCGGCCTGCCCGGGCCCCTGCCCGGACTGCCCCGCAAGACTGAACCGGCCGCAGACAGTCGAAGGCTGGCAGGTCTGGGATCTGACCCAGCGCCTCGGCGGCCAGCTGCGGGTCGCGCCGGGCGCCGTCATCGGATGGGACATGGGCGCGGCGCTCGCACTGGCGCAGGCGCTGGGCGTCAACCCCCTGATCGCCGCCGAACTGCTGCCCGAGATCGAGGCGGTGATGGTTCGCAAACTCAACGAGCAGATGGAAGGACGCCGGAATGGCTGAAAAGAAGGTCTCCGTCCGCCTCGTGGCCGAGGGGGGACGTCGCGTGCGTGCCGAACTGGAGGGCGTCGGCGAGGCCGGGGCTCGTGGCTTTGGCCGCCTGTCACGCGAGATGGAACTGGCGAACACCCGGCTGGCCGCCTTTGGGCGTCGGGCCGGTCTTGCCTTTGGTGCAGCGGCGGCCGCCGCCACCGCTTCGCTCGGCCTGATCGTCCGTTCCACGGCCGAGAGTGCCGCGCAGATCCGGCAGTTCGCGCAGGTCGCCAATGCCACGCCCGAGGCCCTGCAGCGCTGGTCGGCTGGCGCGCGGACGGTTGGCATCGAGCAGGAGAAGCTCGCCGACATCCTGAAGGACGTGAACGACCGGGTCGGGGATTTCCTGCAGACCGGCGGCGGGACGATGGCGGACTTCTTCGAGAATGTCGCCCCGCGCGTGGGAGTCACCGCCGACCAGTTCGCGCGTCTGTCCGGCCCCGAGGCGCTGCAACTCTATGTCGACACGCTGGAACGGGCGGGCCTGAGCCAGCAGGAAATGACCTTCTATCTCGAGGCCATGGCGTCCGACGCCACGCGTCTGCTGCCGCTCTTGCGCAATGGCGGGGCCGAGATGGCGCGGCTGGGTGAGCAAGCCTCGGACCTTGGCGCGGTTCTGGACGGTGATGCCCTCGAAGCCCTGCGCCGCACGCAACTGGCGCTGGGCACGGTGTCTCTGGTCTTCGATGGCCTTCGGAACCGCATCGCCGTCGCCGTGGCCCCGACCATCGAGGCGCTGGCCAATGCCTTCGTCGCCCTTGCCTCCGACGGCGGCATCCTGCGATCTGCCATCGACGGGCTGATCGGCAACCTCGGGCGCCTCGCGTCCTATACGGCGACCTTCGCTGCTGTCATGGCCGGGCGGTGGGTAGCAGGCCTTGCCGCCGCGGCCCTGTCGGTGCGCGGCCTCGCCACCGCGCTGGTCTTCCTGCGCGGTGCCCTCATCCGCACTGGGATCGGAGCCCTGATCGTCGGCGCGGGCGAGTTGGTCTATCAGTTCTCGCAGCTCGTCGCCCGGGTCGGCGGTGTGGGCGAGGCGTTTCGCCTGCTGGGCGACCTAGCCCGCGAGGTCTGGTCCCGCATCGGCCTGTCGCTGGACGCGGCCTTGGCGCGCATGGCGGCTGGATGGGAAGAACTGAAGGCGGCCGGTCTCTCGGCCCTCGATGGCACCATCGCAGGCGTCGTCAGCTTCGGCGACCGGACGGCCGCAATCTTCCAGGGGGCTTATGAGGCGGCTGTGGCAATCTGGGGCAGTTTGCCAGGCGCCATCGGCGACTTTGCCTTCCAGGCCGCGAACGGGCTGATTTCCGGGGTGGAGGCGATGCTGAACGGCGTCGTCACCCGCATCAACAGCTTCATCGAGACGCTGAACGCAGCGCTGGCTTTCCTGCCCGAATGGGCTACGGGCGAAGGTGGCGTGCGGATCGGCATCCTCGATCCGGTTGAACTGGGGCGTATCGGCAATCCGTTCGAAGATGCCGCGACCGCCGCAGGCGCTGCCGCTGCGGATGCCTTCTCGGCCGCGATGTCGCGGACCTACCTCGAGCCGCCCGATCTCGGGCTTGGCGCGATGGCCGACGATGCCCGCGCTCGGTCCGACGGCTATCGCGAGGCGGCGGGGATGCTGGCTGACGCTGCCGGTCGGCCCCTGGCCAGCTGGCAGGCGCTGAAGGATGCCGTCACCGGCACCGGCACTCAGGCCGAGACCGCACTCGCCGAGGCGGCCGCCTCGGCCGGTGCCCTCACGGCCGGGCTGAACAACACCGCCACCGCCGCTGATGGCGCAGGCGGCGCTGCACGCGACGCGGGGGCCGCTGCAGCCGAGGGCGCGGAGACTGCCCTGACCGGCTGGCAGGCTGTCACCGCCGCACTCGCCGACTACGCCGCCAAGGCGCGCGACATCGGCGGGGACATCGGCAGCGCGCTGGTCGGGGCACTCCAGAGCGCCGAGAATGCCATCGGCGACTTCGTGAAGACCGGAAAGCTCGACTTCCGCGATCTGGTGACCTCGATGATCGCCGATCTCACCAAGCTCGCGGCCCGGCGCTTCATCCTCGGCCCCATCGCGAATGCCCTTTCCGGCGCGCTGGGCGGGGCGGGTGGCATCTTCGCCAATATCCTGCACACGGGCGGCATGGTCGGCGCCCCTGGTCCCGGACGCATGGTCCCGGCCTTGGCCTTCGCCAATGCCCCTCGCATGCACAACGGCGGCTGGGCCGGTCTGCGCCCCGATGAGGTGCCCGCGATCCTGCAACGCGGCGAGCGGGTTCTCTCCCGGCGCGAGGCGGCGGGGTACGGCCAGGCGGGCGCGTCGACCGTCAATGTCACGATCAACGCCCGCGACGCCGAGAGCTTCCGCCAGTCCCGGACGCAAGTAGCCAGCGACATCGCCCGTGCCGTGTCGCTCGGTCGGCGCGGCATGTGAGGATCAGCCATGGCTTTCCACGAGGTCCGGTTTCCGGACAACATCAGCCGTGGCGCGCGGGGCGGCCCGGAACGCCGCACCCAGATCGTCGAGCTGGCAAGCGGGGCGGAGGAACGCAACGCCAGCTGGGCCAACAGCCGCCGCCGCTACGACGTCGCCTACGGCATCCGCCGCGCCGACGATCTGGCGGCGGTCGTTGCCTTCTTCGAGGCCCGGAATGGTCGCCTCCACGGCTTCCGCTTCAAGGATTGGGCCGACTTCAAGTCCTGCCTGCCATCGCAGATGCCGGGCCCGACCAATCAGCCGATCGGCACCGGGAACGGGGTGGCCACCCTTTTCCAGCTGACCAAACGCTACACCTCCGGCGCGCAGTCCTGGACGCGGGCCATCGCCAAACCCGTCGCCGGAACCGTGACCATCGCCCTGAATGGCATGCCGCAGGCCTCCGGCTGGTCGGTCTCCACGAGCACCGGTCTCATCACCTTCACCACCGCCCCGGCGGCGGGCGTCGCCATCACCGCGGGCTTCGAATTCGACGTCCCGGTCCGCTTCGACACCGACGCCCTCGACGTCACGCTCGATCTCGAACGCCTCGGGTCGATCACCTCGATCCCCCTCGTGGAAATCCGCACATGAAGTCCCTGAACCCCGCGCTGCAGGCCCATCTCGACGAAGGCACGACGACGCTCGCCTGGTGCTGGCGGATCACTCGGGCCGACGGCGTGACCTTCGGCTTCACCGACCACGACCGGACGCTGTCGTTCGACGGGACCGAGTTCGAACCGGAAAGCGGGCTGACGGCGTCCGAAGTCCGGTCGGGGTCGGATCTGTCCGTGGATGCGCAGGATGCCCAAGGGGTGCTGTCGTCGGACCGGATCACCGAGACCGACATCCTCGACGGCCGGTGGGACAATGCGGCAGTCGAGGTCTGGCGGGTGAACTGGTCGGCCCCGGCGCAGCGCGTGCTCCTGCGCCGCGGCGCCATCGGTCAGATCCGGCGCGGGCGGCTCGCCTTCGTGGCGGAGGTGCGGAGCCTCGCCCATGTGCTCGGCCAGACAGTGGGGCGGACGTTCCAGGCGAGTTGCGATGCCGCGCTGGGCGACACGCGCTGCGGGGTGAACCTCGAAGCCCCGGCCTTCAAGGGCAGCGGAACCGTCATCGATGTGCTGCGGGATCGGGCCTTCACAGCATCCGGACTCGGCACCTTTGCCGCAGGCTGGTTCGCGTTTGGGCTGGTCGAATGGTCGACCGGCGCGAATGCCGGGCGGCGGGTCGAGGTGCTGTCGCATGACCTCGTCGACTGGGTGGCGATCCTCACCCTGCTTGAAGCACCGGTGCGCCCGATCACGGCGACGGATACCTTCGTGGTCCGCGCCGGTTGCGACAAGCGCCTCGCGACCTGCGGGACGAAGTTCACCAATGTCGCGAACTTCCGGGGCTTCCCGCATATCCCCGGTCAGGATGCCGTGCTGCGCTATGCCACCAAGGATGGCGGACACGAGGGGGCGGTGCTGTGATGAAACTGTCGGATCGGCATCGAGCTTTTGCCCTTTTTCGGGTGCCAGACCTACGGCAACGGGAACTTGATGTCTTTGCCGAAGGTCAACCCGGACACCTCACAGGTCTTGCGAAGTGCCAGTTTCAGTTGATCTTTGCTAATATTCTTGCTGATCCACCATCCAGCATCCGTCTTAAGCACGGGCAAATGAGGGCTGCGACGATGGATGTGACGCGGATCCATCGCGACAAAGCGCCGACCCGGGGTTTGGATTTCGGAAAGCGAAACCAACGCTTCCGGCGCGATATCGGCCATCATGTCCACGATCCGGCAAAACACACTCGCAAGCGTATCGACCGCGAAACGAACCCCCAGAAACTCCGCAGCGTACTTTCCGTGCTCCGGCACAGGCATGCAGGGCGACGGCTGATCGAATGCAATCCGGTCAAAATGATATGCACCCGCAAGGCTTATCTGGAGCGCCGCTGCAACATCTTCGTCAAGCGCAGATCGCATTGCGAGGACGGCTTCCACGAAGGCCATGGGCAAAGAGACCAGGACGGTATTTGTCAGGCTTTCATGGTTCATGATGCTCTCCTGCGTCTTCTGCCGTCGCCAGAAGAAGCCTTTCCGCTGCTCTGGTAGATCGTGATGAGGCTCTCGCCTTCAACAATGACCTTGGTACCGCGCAGACGTTCTAGCTGTTGGATTTCGCGCCGACGTCGCTCAATCTCGCGGGCGGCGTCTTTGTCACTGAGAAAGAATGCATCGTCTGCCACACGGGTCGCGACACTAAGGACAAGGCCTATGTCGGCGTTACGGAAGCCTCGCTGTCGCATCCTTGCCTCGGCGTGATGAGTGAAGCGAACGTCATGCATCCTCGTTTTCCTCCCCGTGGCCTGACGCGCCCGTCGAGGTTGGGACGTCCAGATCGCCGACCAAATCGAGAAGCTCTGCCATCTCGGCCTTGCGCTTTTCGAGTTCATCCGAAGGAATTCGGCTAATGATCCAGGCTATTCTTTCGCCCGAATGCTCATCTCCGAGCAGGTGGACCGGGATGTCCTTAAGCCTGACATGCCCCCGCAACAGGGCATACTCAGCATCGGGATCATCTCCCGTGAGATCGCTAATGAACTCTGCGCCGATCCGATATCCGGGCATACCCTCACTGGTTTTCCAACCAGAGTCACACTCAAATGAAATTGTCTTTGCCCCAACCTGCGTCGCGAAGTGCTTGATAAAATCCGCGAAGGGGTTGTTCTGAGAGGGATCATAACCGAGGTCATACACATCGTCCGCGACATCTTTTCCGAAAAGATCGCGGTTCTGGATGCATTTCCTCTCATGATACGCACCCTCTTCAGCGCGATATGCAGAGTTCGCAAAAGCAAAGTGACCACCGCCGAGGGCCATCAGCTTCGCTGCAGCTTCCTCGATCTCAACGACACGTTCGCGGCGCCAGGCAAGGCTTCCTTCCGCCATAAGTGCCGCAAACAGCGGCGCCATAACAATCTGCGAATGAACTGGTATCCCGTAGATGTGCTGGACCATGTTGAAGGCTAAGGCTGTCTCTGCATCGAGCATGGCGCGCAACGGGCGATATCCGAACTTCTTGAGCGATGCCTCGCGCTCAGCCTCGTTGGTTGGCGGCTTCGAGAGAGCATCTGCCGTGACACCGAGGGCTTTCGCCAAACCTTCGGCAGTACGACCTTCGGCGCGATAGAAGGCACTCTTGGTGCTTTCGATCCGCTTGATCGTCGGAAGACTGACTCGGTTCTTGCCTTTGGTCGCTTCGGCAAGCTGCTCCTGCGTCCAGCGATTTTTGTCTCGGTAGTGCTTGAGCGCAGCGGGATGGATTTTCGTGGTCATTGGTAGCCTCCTGGATCACACAGCAACCATGATCCCCTAGGCAGATCAAATCTAGGATCATCTTTGGTCAATGATACTCGCGAACAGACGGACTCTCGCTCGCCACCTCAGGCGGGATAGGACTGAAAGGATACTATTGATGCCAAGTTCGCGCGCATTGAATGGGCGACGGCAACCCGGTGATGCTTCTGGGTATCACTCGGCCGAATCATCGAACGAAGTGACTGTGTCTGATCCCGCCCTTGTCATCGCCGTCGCGCGATCTTGGCTCGGAACGCCCTATCACGACCAGGCCAGCCTGCGAGGGGTCGGGTGCGACTGCCTCGGCCTCGCGCGCGGTGTCTGGCGCGAGGTGGTGGGGCCCGAGCCGTTCCCGATCCCGCCCTACAGCCGCGATTGGGGCGAGACCGGGCCGCGCGAGGTGCTGGCGGACGGGGCGCGACGAATGATGCTG